ACCTTGAAATCTTACACCAGGCAATAACGCAAATGCTGTTTTAAGTGGGCTTATTCTACCTCTGCCTTGTCTTAATTGACCACCAATAGTTAACGCAGCTGCTGCTGGTAAACTAAAAGGTGCAACAAAAGGCGCTGCAACTTGCATAATACCCGATAGTTCTTTAGGAACTATCTTCCTAACCGTTTTTTTGATTGCTCTTCCTATCTTTTTTAGTGGCATAGTCTTAAGTTTTATTCCATTTTTTCATAGTTTACAACTTAGAATCACCGCCTAAAGGCAGTGCTTCTACTGTTATTTTAACATCTCTTCTTAGATGTTCTTGTTTAGTGTCTGTATTTGGGTCGTTTACATCGGCCATAGCCTCTGCATCAGACATATATTCTCTACCTGTTACAGTGTTAGTAAGAGTAACCTCACTCTGAGGTGTAATAATAGGTGTTCTTTTACCGTTAATTTCTTCGTATCTTAATGATGCTTCTTGTTCAATAAATGGCATTATGTCCTCGTTATTTGTAATATTGCAGCTGTCATCTTAACTACATTAGTTTGTGACGTTTGCATTTTCAATATATCACCTTCTTCTAATATTAAAATATTATTAAAGGTTAGCATATCCGCGCTATCGCTAGCGTTTACCACGTTTGTGCTAAACTCAAAGTCAGTGCTAGCAGAACTGTCTCTAACTTTAGTCGTAACAGTCAAAGCAGAACCATGTGTATTAAATAGTCTTATGGTCTTTACAATAGATGTTGTGGCTGTTGGAGAAGTATACATACTTACATCTGACCCAGCTGAACTAATTGTTGCTTGTATATTTTTATAAACATTTGCCATTACGATAAAAAGAAATTAAATCTTTGTTGCTCCTCTTTTTCTGTTTCTAAGAACGTTGAATTAAGTTGTTCTACAACCGTAGTCAAAGCTCTGTTGATTTGTTTCTGGTTAGAGATGTCGTATTCTGGTTTTGGTTCTGGTAATCTAACTACTATCTTTGCCACTACTTTTTCTCCTCTGCCTCTTTTTGATTTAAAGCATCTAATTCTGCTTGATCTTTTTCAGTAAATGGTATTCCTAAAGCGTCTGCATTTTCTTTTCTAGTTTTTAACTCTACTTGTCTTGATTTCTCTGCTCTTGTTAAATTCAAACCAAGATCAGGATTTTTAAAAGCATCAATAATTCTTTTTCCGCCTCTTATTGTTTCTATTGCAGCACGAACTTCTGGTCTGTCTTTACCTAATAAAAAAAGACCAAGGTTTGTCACTAAAGTTTTTGCGTCAGGAAGACGTTGTGGTGGAGCTGCAAAATTACTTGTTCCACTAAAAGTTACTCCTGGTGGTATGCCCAAAGCTTGCATCATTCTAGCGTTGTCATCCTCTTGATCTTCCCCGGTAGCAACTGTAGGTCCTCTAGTTAAACCCATAGCTTGCATCATTCTAGCGTTATCATCTTCTTGATCATCTCCTCCACCGCCGCCAGATGCTCCACCCCCGCCACCAGCAGATGAAAAAGTATCAGAAGCTGATCCATAACCAGTTCCTGCACCACCAAAGTCAACAAAGCTTGGAATACCTGCAAGAGTCATAATACCAGAACCACCAGCATCTCTTAACATCTGTGCTTCTCTTTCATTTATAAAAGCAAGAAACTCACCCTCAGGTGCCATTGCTTCTATTAATCTTTTTGCCTGTTTAGTATCTCTAATTGACATTATCTTCTACCGTCCAGTTGTAAATCTAGTGTTAGTGTACCAAATCTCCACGATTGGCTAGCACCATCATTTTCTATTTTAATGTTTGCGTATCGTCCTCTTGTTCTAGTATCAACTTTGTTTGTTGATGATGTAATCGTAAAAGGACTTAACGTAGTTGCAGTATCGGTTTGTTGTGGAAACCTTTTTACTGACATAGTTATCTTAGCATCTCCTACAAGATTTTTAAAGTCTGGTAGTATTCTTCGCATAAATAAGAAGAATTGACCTGATGTACCCTCCAAATCTAAATCAAAATCAAATGATGTTATGTTTGATGGCACCACTGTGGTTGTTCCATCAGGATTAATTTGATCTGTGCCTATCTCGTGTTCAAATAAAGTAGTTTGTCCTAATCCAGATAAACCAACTATTGTAGGAAAAGTACCATCCGCAGTAGAGTCAAATTTAGTTCCAAAAGGTTTTGGATATATAGTCCCATCTACCCAACTTGTTCTAGCTTCTGTTCCTATGTACCAAATAGGTAGTTGTCTACTTTCACCATAATTATAAACTACGTATTGATCATTATATGTTGATGAAGTCGTAGGATAATACCAAGTTACTTCACCAAATAAATTATTTAATCCGGCCATAACTTGTTGACCTTTTGTAATATCTAATTGATCATAAACATAGTCCTCAACAGAACAAGGCAGTGTTTTAACCGTACCATCGTATAAAAAGAAACCGTTAGGACTCATCCAGTAAGCAACACCATCCACCTCAACTGCAGCGTTTTTACCTATAAGTCCACAGTTTGTTCCCACTTGTTCAAAACCAAATGTAAAAGGCGCGCCTACAAATTTCATAGTATATAGCGCATTATCTGTCCATATTAGAATTGTTTCTTTCGCTTTTAATGATCCAATAATTCTACTACCATCTTGTAGTCTTTGCGTGCCTGCAGCATTAGTTACAGAGGGAGCATAAGTATTTATATCTTCTTGGTCAGAAAATCTTATAAACATATCGTCTTGTGTTGTGGGATCACCTATTGTTGTTTCTGTTCCAAGATGAATTAAGTGTCTTGTTGTTGGTGATATTAAACTAGCTCTTGTTGC